CCTGTTATCGCTTTACTTGGTGGCCCTTGTTCAATTTGGTTTATGACTTCAGCGGCGCAGCAATAGGCGTCTGCAATTTTATGGTATTCTTTTTTGGTCACGGTACTTCTGGGGCTGCTTAGACTGTGACGTTCACCGTAAAATATATTTTTAGCGTGACCATCTACACAAACAGCGTTTTTGCCCTGCAGATATTTGGGCTGGCCTGCATATCTAATACAGTCATAAAATGATTTGGTTTTTAGTCCGTTCAATATTTCTCTGGTGGTGCTGGTTTCCTGTTCCAGAGTTTCGTTATCAATATCTAATATCAATATGGCCTTGGCCTTGTTTGGATTATAGGTCGATACCTTTATACTCTGCAGATCTGCACCAGCAGCCCAGCCCTGCGCCAAGTGTTCAGCGTCCGTGACGTTTTTACTCCACTTGTTATTTGGAGAAACTGCAGAAGCTGCACCAATTACTCGCTCGACATTTACTCCTGTTTTCTTCGATATAGCGTCAAATGTTTTGTAGGCTATATTGTACCATTGTTTCCCGTATTGTTTTGTCGCTTCCGGTGCAGAATAATATACGCCTAAAATATTAAGTGCAGACAGCCTGCGCTGCAGTTCGTGATGTTCCATAATATGTGTTCCTTAGTTGGTTTCGTTTACTGGTGGTCAAACCAGAAGCTCAGAATAGCAGGTTAACAGTTGGGCGCAAGTTTAATAATTACGAAGAGGGAACCTGCCCACCAAATGAACGGGTTTTTTTGGATTTCTGTTGAAAATGATTTTATTTTTTTATTTTTTTTTTTGCACCCCACTACCAAGGGCGCTATGTATGTACATACGAGACACCTTATTTACATAGGTATTAATGCTATTACACGCGGAGGTCTTTTTTTCTCTTGACTTACATTGGAGCGGTCTTTAGTTATCACCCCACCAGCTAACTATAACCAACTAGGATTGGAAAGACTATGAATGATACCAAAGTTAATGAACCAACTATAACTTTAACTAAACGAATGCTAAGTAAGAGCATTATAGATGCTAACAAGAGCCTCACTGTATTCTTCAAGGAGTACATTGGTGGTGGCAGCTATGACAGCATAGATAATGGTACTAAGATGGTACACCCTGCTGTACTGTCTTCCTTTGACGCGAAGGAAGTTATGGAAACTACTATTACTTTGTACCGTAGACCCCGTGGAGACAAGTTATTGTCTATACAAAACCTCTCTGCGTTTGCTAAAGAGGGTGATACTGTTAAATTTGACATGATGGATGATCAAATATGGATGGTTGTGCATACTCCATCTGAATTGGGTGATGCAGCATGAACATATCACTAGACATGAGTGACTTTGGCTCTCTGTGGCACACAGCCTGCAAAGGCCTGACCCTAGAAAAGTCTAGGTTTGAGTACATGAAGGGCAAAAAGCTAAGTAACCTGCCCCCAATATACGATAACTATTTCTACTGGTTAGGCGATAACGATCTGCAGGCAATTGCTGCACTGCAGTTACTAAACCAATCTGGACACACCGCAGGTCTTTTTTGGGACACAGCCCCTATAAATGATGATCCTGATGATTATACACCTTGGGGCTACGTACTAATTACCAACCTTTCATACGAAAAGAATGAAAAAGTCGGTGAATTTACATAACAGGGAATAATCCCATGATGTTACTTGTACCTATTTTAGGATGAGTAGTAATACTATAATAGTAGTAACGATAAACACTTAAGGAATATAAAATGGCTAAGTCTAAAACAACAACTAAACCTGCAGATGACACTGTAACTCTTAAGCCTTCAGACCTGAGGGCAATACTTGACCTGTTTAACACAGTAGACAGCGTGTTAGACGATGTAATGGAGACATGTGATCTAAATCTATCCGATATCAGACGGATACGTGAGACACTGTACCCTGTCTCTAGCAAGCTTAACTTCCGTCCACAGGTAGATGAGGATGGTACATGCAGACCGTGGCTACCTAAGGTATTGGCTACGGATGATAACGCTTGGTTCAACAGTGAAGCCTAAAGACATAAATGATGATGATCCTACTATTGGTGGGATCATCTCCAAGTATAAACAATCTAGTATGTTTAGAGCCTTGGCCCATAATAGTAAACGTAGTTACCTTAGTCACCTAGATCATGCTCTTGCCATGAAGGTGGGTAACAGTAAACGTCTGCTTAAGGATACTATGTACAAAGACTTTAAGCGCAAGGACGCAAAGCAATTACACATGGATATCTCTGACTTAGTTAGCAGTCACAAGGCACGTCATACCATGACAATCTTTAGGGTTGCATGGGAGAATGCAGTGGACAGTGAACTGGTAGAGTTTAATCCTTTCTCTAAGATGAAGCTCAAGGAAGAACCCTACCGCCATGTACTATGGACACAGGAACAGATTGACGGTGTAATAGATTACTGTGATGCAAACAGCAGGACTTCTATTGGTACTCTAATCAGGATGTGTTTTGTCCTGTGCCAGAGGATAGGTGACATGAGGCAACTCAAGTGGTCTAACATTGTAGATGGACGTGCTAACTTCAAACAACAGAAGACAGGTACTAGAATGTCCCTGCCTCTAAACGATGTTATCATGGATCGTCTTAGTCTTCATCCCGCACGTAACTCTAGCACAGTTATAGTATGCAATGAGACTACAGGTAGGCCGTATAGTTCAGACAGGATCGATAAGACCTTTGAGAAGATCAGGGCTGGGTATGGATTGCCCAAGGTTATGTGTACCAACACTGACACAGAGACTAACCTCTGGATCAATGACCTTAGGACCACAGGCATAACAGATGCCATGAGGTCTGGCTGCACTGACAGACAACTGATGGCTCTCTCCGGTCACAAGAACCCTAAGATGCTAGAGAGATATGCTATACACGGTAACATAGAAGCTGACGTGGCTATGGAAAAAAGAGGAATGCAGTAATGCTTATGATTGTAGACAACTTTGTTAAGAGCGAACACTTTCTCGCATCTTTAAAAACCCATCAAGAGGAGTTCCCTGATGCCTTGGATGGCTGGTGGGAAGGATGGTGGGAAGTTAAGCCCCGTAATATATGGGAAGAACTTATCCAAGGTATCTGGAGTAACTACCCTGACATTGAAACTATTAAAGGGTTCGAGTGGTGGACTAATACTCACACGGGCGCTGGTCTTGGGTGGCATCAAGACAAGGATGAGACACTGGCAGAGGCTGCAACTCTAATTACTCCAGAGCATGGCTCTGTGTACTATCCTTATCCCCATCAAGTACAGGGTGGCATGCTACAGATAGAGTATGATGAAGATCAGGCAGAAGCCATTGCTCCTATTCATAACAGACTTGTTATGTTTAATCCCTCTCGCCTACATAGGGTGACTAAAGTATACAATGGTACACGTCACGCCTTTATCTGCAATATCTGGCGGGATCATAAGCCGTTGTCCTATGTAAAAAATAAAACCAGTGAAGGTAAAAAGACATGATTACTCAGGATGATATAGATGGCTTTAGCCAAGACAGTCCTTCGATAAAAGTGACGCATATTGATCACATGGGTAATGATTTATCAGTGGTTAATGCCGCACGGGTGAGTTTTGGTAAGCAAAGCAACTGGACTTACACTGAAGGTTATGACCGCCGACCTGAGTTATCAAGGTCTGATGCTAAGTTGATCAAGTATTTAGCAACTCACTCCCATTTTTCACCGTTTGGGCATTGTTTTGCTTCATTTCACATATCCGCACCACTTTTTGTGGCTCGTCAGCTTGTAAAACATAAATTTCTGCGTTGGAATGAGATTAGTCGCAGGTATGTGAGCGATACCCCAGAGTTTTATCGACCAGAAGCATGGCGCGGTCATAATCCTGACAAAAAACAGGGTAGTTCTGGTATTGTGAACATAATACTGGACGATGAGGTACAATGGCACAGGCAGCTTTCTACCTATCAGACCCTTCTTAGTGAGGGTGTATGTCCAGAGCAAGCACGTATGGTATTGCCACAGTCGATGATGACTGAGTGGTACTGGTCAGGTAGCCTTGACGCCTTTGCAGATATGTGTGTGCTACGGTGTGCTAGTGACACACAGGCAGAGACCCGTGTAGTTGCAGATGGCATTAGTGAGGAGATGAATGCACACTGGCCTGTTTCTTGGCCTGCACTTACATCAAATTAGGCGTTGACAAAACCGCCAAAGTATATATCCTACGGATCAACCCGTGGGGGTTGTACCATAGACCAACTAAAGAAAGACCTACGCAATGACCTATGCAGAACAGTTAGAGATTATAAAAGCTATACCTGTACGAGAAGGTGAGAGCAAAGTAATTCAGTGTCCATTCTGTTATGGGTTAAAGAAACTAGCCCTGTCTAAGTTTGACGGTAAGATCATGTGGAATTGCTACAGGGCTAGTTGTAACGGTAAAGGTATATACTCTGGTAAGCGTAGTGCTGAAGCAGTTAAGAACTATCTAGAAGACACTGTAAGTATTAGAAGGTCTAAGCACAGGCCTATGCCTACAGTTACTGCATCAGTATACAATCATCCAGAATGCATTAACTTTTTAGAGTTATGTAACAGTCTAGACGCCTACGAGAGAGGATACGTAAAGGTTAAGTATGCTCCTGCAGAAGACAGGGTTCTGTTCTGTGCAACCAATGGTGCTGTAGGTAGACTGCTATCAGGCTCTGGTCCTAAGTGGATCAGCTACGGTGAGCTACCTAGTGGCATACACGTTGGTGTAGGCTCTACTGCTGTGCTGGTTGAAGACGTACCCAGTGCCTGTAGTGTTAGTAGAATAGAAGGCATGGTTGGTGTGGCACTACTTGGTACTACTATCACCGCTGGTATCAAGAGTACTCTCTCAGAGTATGATAACTGTTATTTGGTACTGGACAAGGATGCATCAGTTAAATCTTTGAAGCAAAGTAAAAGCATAAGTCGTAACATTAAAGTGCGTTTTACCTCAGAGGATTTAAAATACTTGACTACGGATAAAATACAGGACTTAATACACATCAGCTAAGTATAAATTAATAAGATACCAACTAAGGATATATGAATGGACCATTCACTACTGAAAAATTTACTAGAACATGAGTTCTACCTGCGTAATAAAGCCAAGCTACGTGCATCTCTCTTCGATGATACTATGCTGGAAGTGTATGAAGCTATTACATCCTCCCATGATAAGTTTGGTATAGATATAACGGCTGTGGAATTATTTGCACACTGGAAGTCTACACATCCTACTGCTACCACATCATGGGCTGCAGAGGTTGAAGACCTTGTTGGCTGCATATCTAGTGCAGAACCTATATCAGACGCCATTGCGACAGATGTTATAGAGAATTTGTGGCGTCAGAGCGTAGGACTAGACATAGCTAACTTAGGTTTGTTGATGTCTGAGGGTGAATCCTCTGCAATGGATAGACTTAACACACTCCTTGACAGGGTGTCTGATGGGTATCTGCCTGATGACTTTGGTGATGGTGTCACTGATGACATATACGAATTGCTTGCAGTCACTAGTAATGACAACCGTTTTAAGTTTAACATCGAAACCCTGTCCCGTCACGTATATGGAATTGGTGCTGGAGAGTTCGGATGCATTGCCGCCTACTCTAACGTGGGTAAGACTGCACTGGCTGTTAGTCTGTGTGCTGGTCCTGCAGGCTTCTGCCAACAGGGTGCGAAGGTTGTGTACATATGCAACGAGGAAATAGCTAAGAGAACCAAACTACGTGCCATAGGTTCTTACACAGGTATGACCCGTGAAGAGATAGACCTAGACCCATCTGCTGCTGCAGCCAGATACTCTGGTATAAAGGACAGACTTATCTTTGTTGACGCACAAGGATGGGACATACAAACGCTAGAGGGTTTCCTTAACAAAGAGAAGCCAGATATTTGTATGATTGATATGGCAGACAAAATCGAGTTGCATGGTAACTTTAACTCAGGACATGAGCGTCTGCGTGAGTTGTACTTCCGTCTCAGGGAGTGTGCTAAGAAATTTGACTGCGCCATTCTGGGAAATAGCCAGTGTAGTGCGGAAGCTGAAGGCAAGACCCGTATCACTATGTCTATGATGGAAGGCTCTAAGGTTGGTAAGGCTGCTGAGTGTGATGTTATGTTGGGCATAGGCCGTATAAATTCTGGAGAGGATGATAACGATCCTAGCCGTTGGATTACGGTAATGAAGAATAAAATCAGTGGATGGCATGGGACCGTGCAGTGTAACCTTGAGGCAGAGGTTAACCGTTATGTCGTTTAGTCCTGACCAAGAGGTATTGATTGCTGACTTAGAGACTACTGTGGAGTTCTTTACTGATGGTAGGCGTCCTGATAATAGTCCCTTCAATCCCTTAAACCGTTGTGTATCTGCACACTGGGGTTGGCTAGGGTGGGATTCCTTGGATGACTATAGCTATAGTGTATATCATCACAACGAACATCTCACTGATGATAGCCCAGAAGCATTTCAAGCTGCTCTCTACAAGGCTAAGATTGTAGTGTTTCATAATGCTAAGTTTGACGTGCAGTGGCTACTAGAGATGGGCTTTGTTATCCCTGACACTCTAAAGATTTACTGCAGCATGATAGCAGAGTTTGTTTTGCAGAAGAGCCAGAGAAACTCTGTATCATTAAAGTTGTCTGCAGAACGTAGAAACCTATCTAACCAGAAAAAGTCTGATCTTGTGGACGATTTGTTTAAGTCTGGCGTAGGGTTTGAGGCTATGGACCTTAGTACCATGCTTGAGTACGCAGAGGCTGACATACGGACTACTGCAGAGCTTTACCTACAACAGCAGAGTGATTTCTCCTGCGAAGAGAACAAGTCTCTGTTACCTGTAATAGATCACATGGGTGACATGCTGCTATTCTTAGTAGAGATTGAGCGCAACGGTGCTTATATCGACTTGGACGTGTTGAAGAGGGTTGAGACAGACTTTCTTAACGAGAAGATTGAGTTAACCAACCGTCTGAACGAGATAGTTGAGCATATCATGGGTGATACCCCTATAAACCTGAACTCTGGTGATGATATGACAAAAGTTATATACTCTAGACGGGTTAGAGATAAGCATGTTCATAAACTGACGTTTAACATTGGTACAAACGAGGCAGGTAAGGCACTACGGCCCCCGCGCATGACTCCATCACAGTTTAATTCTGCAGTACGAGCCACAACTGACGTTGTATACCGGACAGATGCTGTCTGTTGCCCTGACTGTGCGGGAGAAGGTTCTATACAGAAGTTTAAGACTGTAACCAAGATAAAGTTGGGTAAGAAATACCGTGTTACTGGTGAGCCATATAAGAACCGTACTAAGTGTAAGGTATGTAAGGGCGTGGGAGCTATCTATCAGTCTAACGGTAAGGTTGCTGGCCTTAAAATGATACCAGAATCAGCCTTTGATGCATCTATGGGTGGGTTTAAGACTGACAAGGAGACTATAAAGAGGATGATTGCTACAGCAGAGTCCAAGAATAAGACTACGGCTGTTGAGTTTTTGATTAAGATAAGTCGTTTGAATGCAATAACTACCTACCTTGATAGTTTTGTAGCAGGTATACAGAAAGGTACACGATCAGATGGAATACTTCATGCAAACTTCAACCAGTGCGTTGCTTCAACTGGGCGTCTGTCTTCTAGCGGCCCAAATCTTCAGAACCAGCCAAAGCGCGGCTTCCCTGTACGGTCTGCTTTTGTTAGCCGTTTTGATGACGGTATTTTGGTTGAAGCCGACTACTCAGGCCTCGAATTTAGAACCTGTGTTGAGCTATCTAGGGACGCACAGGGACTAGCTGACATACTTGAAGGCAAAGACATTCATAGACAGACTGCCAGTATTGTACACCAGAAAGACCCAAGTGAAGTTACTAAAGAAGAAAGGCAAAGCTCGAAGGCCCAGACATTTTTGCCACTTTTTGGGGGAACTGGTGCAGGAATGCCAGAACATGTCAAGGCTTACTTTCATAAATTTTATGAAATATACCAAGGCATACATGGATGGCACGATCAGCTTATGGTTGGAACTCTAAAGAATGGTATTGTACAGACGCCTAGTGGTAGGCAGTACTTTTGGCCTAACGTGGTACGCACCCGTAATGGTAGGGTGTCTAACAGTACTCAGATATTAAATTATCCTGTACAGGGCTTTGCTGCTGACACTGTACAGTTAGCCTGCATAAGGGCGCACAGACTATTTAAGCAGCATAAACTTAAGAGCAAATTAATCTTGACTGTACATGATTCAATTGTTGTGGACTGTACTAAAGAAGAATTTGAACAGGTTAAGTCTATCCTTCATACCGCTATGGTAGATGTACATGAGGAAATAGAGGCTAGGTTTAACTACAAGTGTGTAGTCCCTTTCGACATAGAGATAAGTATTGGAAGTAATTGGCTAGACCAGACGGAAATATAGTTGACCCTGAAGGTTAACTGAGGTACAATGTATATTCACACAAACTGGAGACTATAATGTCTGATATCATACCCGTAGAAGGCGGTCTGAGCCTACAAGAAATGGCTGCAGAACTGGGAGCATCTTCCGCACCCAAGGGACCAAAAATCCCCGCTTTGAAGATTAATTCTCAGGGCGAAGACAGAGATGGAAATCAAATTCCATTAGGCGCTTTTTTCTTAAATGTAGATGGCGTGAGAGCCTATGCTAAAGAGGGCGTTAAGATTCGTCCTTTATCCAATCATATCCAGTATATGCACTGGGGTGATGGGGTGCTTATTAATAAGTCACGTTTGATTAAGAATGCGCGTGAAGAGGCGAGGGACCAGTTAGGCGGTCTGATGTGCAGTATGCCTTCTTATGAAACATCTGTTAGCATGACGCCACAGCAACGTGAAGAGTACATTGGACGTGATCGGTATCGTATCGTTCGCGCACTGTGTTCGTATGAAGGTACTACAGCCACTGGTGATACTGTTACTATTGAAAACCAGCCCTGTATCTTATCCCTGAAGCGTAAAAATTACGGACCATTCTATCACGATGTCCTTAATCGTTTACCTGCTGACACTAATATGTTTGATTTTGAAAGCGTATTAACTGCTGAGAAGCATAAGACTGATAAGGGTGCTGTGTATTATGTTATGCGCTTTGCTCCTCAGTTTACCAACAAGCTTCCTCTGGATCAAATGACATACGACAGCCTGTCTGCTGTGGTTGCTATGGTCAAATCAGAGAACCAGAAGATTGATGATAAGCACTTTGAAGCATTAAATCGTAAAAATGATGAGTCTGAACAGGACAGGATCATGGATGAAGTAAATACTCTTGAGGGCGATTTTCGCTAATGGGTATTATCCATGATATGACAAATGAGGTATACCATGCTACGGCTGGTATATCCTCTTCACCCGTAAAGACGGTGTATAAAAAATCACTGTCTCATTGGAAAGGGGAGAAGCGTAGGCAAACGGCTGCTTTTACTATGGGGTCTGCTGTTCACGCTCTTCTATTAGAGGAAAATAAAAACATTGTTGTCAAAGGTCCAAAGACTAAAGCTTCTAAAGCTTTTAAGGACTTAGAGGAAACTCTTGATGCGGAACAGATACTACTGACTGAAGTTGAGTGGTATACGGCTAAAGCAATATCTAAAGGTGCTTTGTCTAATCCTACCATCAAGTCTCTACTGCGTCACAAAGATCGTCAGAACGAGGTATCCATCTTCGTAGAGTGTGAAGATACGGGACTTATGCTTAAAACTAGACCTGATTTAATGATCCTGTCTGAGCAAGGTTTGTACGATGTAAAGACTACACAGGATGCAAGCCCAAGAGGGTTTTCAAAAGAGTGTACTTTGTATGCATACGACATTCAGGCAGCGTTTTATTTATATGTATGCCAACTTGCAGGTCTGGACGTTAAGGAATTTTCTTTCTTGGCGGTTGAAAAGTCTGCACCGTATGTCAGCCATATGCACGTTGTTGGACCAGAGCTACTGGAATCTGCGACTATACGTATGAAACAAGTGTTGCGTACTATTGCGGAAGCTAACAACAAGGAAGAATACGGCACTGGTTGGGGTGACTATACAATCCTTGGCAAACCATCGTGGCTCTAACGCCACAATCTGCTAAGGCTAAAGGAAGACGGTTTCAGCAATGGTGCAGAGATAAGATTTTATCTACGTATCCAAAGCTGGAACCGGATGACTGCAGATCAACATCTATGGGTGCAAATGGTGAAGACATACAAATGTCACCTGCCTGTAGAAAATTGTTTCCCTACTCTGTAGAGTGCAAGAACAACTCTAAAAACGCTATCTATAAAGTTATGGAACAAGCCGCCGCAAACTGCCCTAAAGGGGCAACTCCACTAGCCTTAATAAAAGCAGATCGACATAAGCCATTAGCGGTTGTCGATGCAGAACACTTCTTTCAACTAACAAAGAAAAGTAGGTAACCTATGAACGTACATGACCTAGACCCTGATGTATTAGCTATACACCTTAAAATAGATGACGATGGAGACTTCCAAGTAACTATCGGTCATAACCTAGAAGAACAGGACTATGAGGAAGGTGAGTTAGAATTTTTCAATGATCTTCTTAACGGCATATCTTTCAGTATTAACTTTGGTATTGAAACTATGGCTGCACAGGGAGCTATCATGCGTAAACTTCAGCAGTTTTCTGATGAAGAAGACGAAAACGAAATACTCTTTGAACCTGATGAAGCCTTAGTAAAGGCTATGCAAGATAGTAAAGTAGTATCTATAAAAAGAAAGTTAAACTAATGGCTAAGTGGGATATGTCTAAACTTTCTAGTAAGTCTGACACTACTATGGTTGACAAACCCCCGCACTACAATCAATCTACCATTGAATGTATAGATGCTATGGACGCAATGGTAAAAGGTTCTAAAGTACCCTCACACCAAGCATATTGCTGGCAGAACAGTTTTAAATATCTGTGGCGCTGGCATTATAAAAATGGTTTAGAAGACCTAAAGAAGTGTCGTTGGTATTTAGATCGTTTAATACAACAGCTAGAGGATAATAAAAATGATTAATCATCCAGACCCTGTAACTCTTAGCACAGTAGATGAAAGAGCCTTAGACCTTATTGAAATAAAAGATGATACGTGGACCCCTCAAGAAATGGTTGTGGAGTTTGCTACTTGCATGGAACAGCCTTTAAATAAAGTTTGGCCCACTAGCCTCAAGCTAGAGGACTTACGTTGGAATATGATAAAAGAAGAGTACGGCGAGGCTCTAAGTGAAAGCTGTGAAGGAACTAATGAAGAGGCCATGCTTAAAGAATTAGCAGACCTTGTGTATGTAACTTATGGGTATGCGGCTACCTATGGGTGGGACTTAGATGAAGCAGTACGGCGAGTACATAAAAGTAATATGTCTAAGCTAGGTAATGACGATAAGCCGTTAAAAAGACCCGATGGAAAAGTCCTTAAGGGACCAAATTATGAGGCATGCAATTTAAGCGACCTTGTGGAAAGAAAAGAGTGAAATGGATAACTATTTACCAACTGACTATCAAACATTTATCGCAACATCCCGTTATGCCCGATGGCTAGAGAAAGAAGGCCGTAGGGAAAACTGGGGTGAGACTGTATCTCGCTATATGAAAAACATTGTCATGCCTATTACGGGTGACGATACATATATAAAAAGTATTGAAACAGCTATCCTCAGTCTAGAGGTTATGCCTAGCATGCGTTCACTGATGACAGCAGGCCCAGCCGCTGCCCGTGACAATACTTGTATGTACAATTGTTCCTACCTAGCAGTGGATGACGTTAAGGCCTTTGATGAGGCCATGTTCATTTTGCTATGCGGTACAGGCGTTGGGTTCTCTGTAGAGCGACAGTTCATAGAAAAGCTACCAGAAGTAACTAACCTAATAGAAAGCGATACAGTAGTGTCTGTACGTGACAGTAAGGAAGGCTGGGCAAAAGCATTTAGACAGGTTCTAGCCCTGCTGTGGGCTGGAGAGATACCAAAGTGGGATGTTAGCAAAGTACGGCCTGCTGGTGCGCGTCTTAAAACCTTTGGCGGTAGAGCAAGTGGCCCAGCGCCCTTAGTAGATTTGTTTAACTTTACTGTACAGATATTTAAAAATGCAGAAGGACGTAAGCTATCTTCTATAGAATGCCATGACTTGATGTGTAAGGTAGGTGAAGTAGTAGTTGTAGGCGGTGTACGCCGTAGTGCAATGATTTCTTTGAGCAATTTGTCTGATGATGGAATGCGGTATGCTAAGTCTGGTAAGTGGTATGAGAATGAGCCACAGAGAGCCTTAGCTAATAACTCTGTTGCCTACTCTAAGAAACCAGACAGTATGTCGTTCATGCGTGAGTGGATGGCTCTGGTTGAGAGTGGTTCTGGTGAACGAGGTATTTTTAATCGTCAGGCTGCTAAGACACAGGCTGCTAAGAATGGTAGGCGTGATCCTAACTATGAGTTCGGAACTAATCCTTGCAGCGAAATAATTTTAAGACCGATGCAATTTTGCAACTTAACAGAGGTAGTTGTAAGAGCTACAGACACTGTTGATACTTTAGCTACTAAAGTTAAAATTGCTACCATACTAGGTACAATTCAAGCTACTTACATAAAGTTCCCGTATTTACGAAAGTCGTGGGAAAACAATACTTCTGAAGAACGTCTGCTTGGTGTATCGTTGACCGGAGTTATGGACAACCCTCTAATGACTACTGCTAATGCAGCATTAGAACAAACCTTGGAGTATTTAAAAAATGTCGCTATTGCTACTAATGCTGAGTGGGCTGAACGCCTTGGGATTCCTGTTGCTAGTGCTATTTCTTGTAATAAACCGTCTGGAACCGTATCGCAACTGGTTAATTCCAGTAGCGGAGTGCATGCTCGTCACAGCCCCTATTATATTCGTACTGTGCGTGGTGATAACAAAGACCCTCTAACACAGTTTATGATGGATCAGGGCATACCTAATGAGCCAGAGGCTTTTAAGCCAGACCAGACTACAGTGTTTAGTTTTCCTATGAAGTCACCAGAGGGTGCAATCTGTACTAAGGATACTTCTGCTATAGATCAACTTAAGACTTGGTTGATGTACCAAAGGCACTGGGCAGAGCATAAGCCTAGTGTTACCATTAACGTCAAAAAAGACGAATGGTTTTCTGTTGGTGGATTTGTGTATGAAAACTTTGACGAAATGTCTGGGGTAAGTTTCTTGCCTTATGATGATCATACCTATCAGCAAGCACCTTATCAGGAATGTTCAGAAGAGGAGTATCATACACTACTAGAGTGTATGCCAGACAAGATCGATTGGAGCCTTCTCTCTGATTATGAACTAGAAGATACAACCACTGGAATGCAAACTCTAGCTTGTTCTGGAGATTCCTGTGAGATTGTAGATATCTGATGTTTGTATACATAGTAATACTGGTACACTTGGGGGGATATAAAGTACACGCCCCTAACATGGTATTTAAGACAGAAAGGCAGTGCTTTATATATAAAAAACTAGACACAGATCGTCTTGTTAATAGCGCACCAACACCTAATTCTGAGGTAATATCTATGTGTATAAAATTACCTGAAAAAGTATGATTCATATAGAAATAGCCTACAGATCGCTTGACCTATAGGCTATTACTTGGTATAACTACTATGAAAGGTTTGGTCACCTTTCGTTAGTTGGTAGAAGCCCTGCACTGGTATTCCTTTCTCAGTGTGGGGCTTCTTTTATTTACTTAACTCTTTTAATAGCGTTCACTACCGCACCACCAGCTTTAAGTAATGATTCTGTTTGATCTGTAACAGCATCTGGTAAAAGACTATAGCCAGCTTCTATTGCAGCCTCTCCACCACTTTCTTCCCCGTCTTCAGCCGTAAGTCCTCTCAAAGTACCTACAGTTAAATACTTTTCTAGCATTTCTCCTAGAATAGGGTCTGTAGGAGTTTTGTTATACTTAGCGGCAAGCTCTAAGAAGTATTCTGGTTCTGCAAGAAGCCTGATAAGTATTTGATTTGCCTGTCTGTCGGGCATCATAGCATTAAGACCTGCAGCCGCACCTGTCCTGATTTGTGTACCAAGTCTAGTCAACGGACCAAGGAAAATGTTAATACCAGCCTGTACGGAAGATAAAGCAGCTTTATTATAGGCTGTAGAAGACTGACTTGGGTTAGAAGTAGCTCGTTGACCTTTAGCTGATACCTTACCAGCCTCTAGTATCTGAGCAAATGCCTTAGTAAACTCACTGTCTGTACCATAAATATCTTCTGTTAGTTTTAAGAGGGGATCAAGACCTTCTTGTGCTTTTTGTATCTTATCTACGGATAGCTGCCTGACATCTGTTATGTCTGTTTGGGAGTTAAGGACTGTCTTTCTAGCATGCTGATTGTATGCTACCTTTAGACCGTCCATTATGATCTTCTTTTGAGATGGCCCTGCACTATCCGCTAGAGCCAATAACTCTGCTATCTCGTTAGTACTTTCTGGGCTGGTAAACATCTTAAAGAATTTGTCTTGGTAGTTATTAGTAGCAACTAGAGTATCGTCACCTCTTGCAAAGCTAAGTTTGGTCCTATTTCTATCTAAGAAATTGTTTATGACCATACTCTGTATTTCTTCTTTCTTTGCTCCTGATAATTCTTTAGCCCTCAGTAATACTTCTTCCATAGCTTCGCGGGAGCCTTGAGCGGCATCTAGGTTCTTAACTAGCTGTTGTATTACATCATGTTTCTCAGGGAACGCCAGACGTAGTGATCTGGCATACTTTTGTAGGCTAGAAGAGAAGGAAGTAAAGTCTGCACCCTGCATACCCATGTCAGAGAGACGAATACTATCTGCAAAGGCACTAACTGTGTCAAATATAGTATAGTCTAACACTGCTTCTGCACGTCCTAGCGGTATATTTCCCTGTGCGGGATCAGCAGTCTTTAAAAGGTTTACTAAGTTTAGTACCTTTTCAGGATTACCACTACCCAGAAGTTCATTAACTAAAAGTTCGTCTAAGTCTTCTGCATATCCTTGACCTTTCATTAAAATACCATCTGGGCCTTGTGCAGAAAGATCAGTGGGATCAGTCCTACCAATAGTTCTTTGATACAACTTACCAAATTTTTGTAGAACTCCATCTCCTCTAAAGGCGGGAGAGAACGAATATTTATAGTATTTTTTTGCTGCAAGAGCTAAAGGTTTTATGGTGTCATCTTGTTCTGCAGCGAAGTCTAAGGCCTCACCATCTATATACTGCACAAACTTCCTTAGAACTGCTCCTCCCGCCGTAACTAACGGATCAGTACTAGCATACGCATTCTCTGCCATAACAGCGGCAAGAGGTCTAAGTTCTGTGTATAATTTAGCATAGGTCACCCCTTGTGAGGAAAGAAAGTCTGACATACCTTCTTCAACCATCTCACCTAGTTTTGCTGACGAAGAGGCTGCGTCAAGAGTACCTTCTTCAACCATAGCGGCTATATCATTAGCAGCCTTACGCTGTATTGACTTTAAACTATCTAACAAAACTCCTAGTGGAGAGTTTTTATTAAGGCCTGATAAGGCAGCATCTAACTGTTCTGGCTTTAACTCATCCAGAATGCCAATCATACCTTTAGCAGATACTTCACCCCCTTCAATTTCCATGAACAAAGCATTTTTTCTATTGCTTATGGCCTCAAAAGCATTCTGCATGCCTTGTTTTATTTCTGTTAAGGCTCCCTCTGCAGGTACTCCAATGTCTAGTCCTGATGCGGTTTCAAGGCGAGTTAATGCATCTATAAACTCTAAGTCATCAGGGTCTGTAGGTATTATTTTAGCCGCTGCATCATCAAAATTCTTTTGAGCCTGCTCTAAAGTAAGGTTAGCCCCGTCTACTATCTTCTGTCCTTCTTCTACAATAGCATCAGAGCTTCTAGCCATTACTCCTGTTGCGTCATCCGCATCAGAGTTTGCTATAAGATTATCTAAATCGTCAACCAAAGAAGCTTCTACGTTTTTCTGAGGGCCAGTAATAGCCTTTTGTAGTGTACCCGTATTATCGCTAAGGGTAGCACCCGCCCTCATCTTTAGTAGTCCCGCCATATCTACGGTTCCATCTCCCTTTATAAAGGCAGAGATTGTGTCTACTACAATTTCATTTGTATCGTCACTATTAGATAAAAGCCTTGTAACTACCTTACTATTATCTTTTACAATCTGAGCAATCTCAGCAGCCCTTGCTGCAAACGCCTCTTTACTAGAGGAACTATCAATAAGGACCATACGTTCTATAAGGTCTAAATAAATAGCCCTATCTTTGCCGTTTATTAATCTACCTCCTGATGAAGGCCTAAGGGCATCAACAATCCCTTTAAATATTAGATTGTATCCTACAGAAGTAACACCTTTGACAGTCTTAGCTGCAGTACTTATTACACCAGCCCCGACCAGACCTTCAATGAAAACATTTACACGGGCTTCAATAGCGTCTGAAGATGCCTCACCGTCCTGTAAGTCTAGACCTTTAAATATAGCAAGGTCAGTATCAAAAGCAGCATTCTCACCTACTAAAAGGGTTTCCTCATCTGTACCTGTAGTTAACGCTCCCCCTAGAGCCGCAGAAATCTCTACGCCTATACCTCGTAGAAGCATTGGAGCGGTTTTAAGAGCATTGTATGCTACTTTGCCCGGAATAAATGCACCCAGTACTGCTGGACCACCATCTGCTATAAGACTGTCTATAATGCTTTCAGAAGTATCATACTCTGTAGAAATGCTTTCGTAGTATTCAGTTAAGTCAGTGTCTACACCAAACAAACCTGTAGCCTTATCTACACCAGCACCCATTAGTATGTTAAAATCACCTAGCGACTCAAACGCACCTCTCCCTAAATTCTGGGTAATACTTACTTTAGCTGGACCTTGGCCTATTTTTTCAGGCTGTCCTGTCAGAGAGTACCAAAGGTTTTGTGTTTTAGGTAGGTATGTTGAAAGCTCTGACCAATTAAAGTCAGCTTCTGGGGTGGGTACACCTTCAGTACTACCATCTTTGTTTGTATAGGTTAGACCTCGCGGAAAACTTCTAGCAAAACCTTCAGGATCGTCTGATTCCGCTTTTTCTTTTAGTTCTTGAAATAGTTTAGAAGCCTCTGCATAAGACATACCTTCGTACATTTGACTGTTGATAAAGTTTACTTCTACAGTATCTTCACTTTCAGGTTTATCTTCAGTTTCGTCTTCATTTAGGTCTTCAAATGAAAGTCCTTTGCCTGTTGTATCAGTAACAACTTCTTCAGTTTCGTCTTCGTTTAGGTCTTCAAAGGAAAGTCCAGCCATTAGTTACTACCTCCTTCAGGTAAGTAGTCCCCATCTGCATTTTTAACCATAACTACACTAGAACCAATTTCAAAGTCATATCCTAAAGCTTTTAGTTTTGCTTGTTGTGTTGCAGTTACAATTATTGTCACCTTTTCAGGTTTTATCTTTGGAGTCTCTATTGTTGTAGAACTTCCCCAGTTAGCCTTAGAAGCTTCATACTGCGCTCTACGTTCAGGAGTAGCATCTGATAAGAAGTTTTCCTCTACCGAAAGTCCTATGCCTGTTCTATCAATAATATCGGTAACGGCATTTCCGTTTCTAAGACCTCCTTGATTATACAAGAATGCTTTAGTCGCACCGGACCTACGAATTTCTGCAGTCTCCAATTCTAGTTCAAGAGTATCATCCATTAATGAAAGAAAGTCTGGAAGGGAAACAATGCCTTTACCTAAGCTGTCTAAGATAGAATCCAGTTCTTTATTAGACAGAGCCTGACCTACAGAACCACGAACCTTAGCAATCTGATAGGCTACCCTTAGAAACTGTCCCGCAAACTCTTGTTGTTTTGCGTTTAACTCCCCTAAATCCCCTAAGATGGTGTTTTCCCATCTTTTTATAACATTATTTTCAAATACTTCAGCGCCTACATTAGTTTCTGCGTTGGTTCCAGCGTCTTTAAACTGTTTTGTTACTACATTCCACGCATCTACCATAGACTTTGCAAAGTCTGCTTTGTTACCTATAGACTGAATAATAGGGTTTAAAAGCTCTGGCGTTGCTTTTGCTTTTAGCTCCAGAAGACTGTTTGTTAAAATCTTAGCATCAAGTACAGAATTGACGGCGGCAGTAACCTGCCTGTTATAGGTTTTTATAAAAGTGTCAGCCCGTTGTGGGGTAAATAATTCACCTTTTGCAATGTCATCCTCTGATACTACATTAAATGCCTCATCTTGCCAGACACGTTTACCATTAGCATCCAAGTATGCGTATACAGTGCTAGTTTGTGCAAGAGTTCCATCCTCGCTGTATATATACAAAGACCTCGCTGTGCCTTCGTTTATAGATTGTTGCTCATCTGTTTTCATTTTGGCATTTTTAGCAACAGCAGCCTCATCGTCTATGGCTTGTTGTTTTACAAACGCTTCCCTTCGCTTGCCAAGCAGGTCTTTAAGAGTGTCTATTTTTTTCTGTTGTTCTATTTCTTCAGGAGTTCTTTCTGACCCTCTAGAAACAGACACCTGCATAGCCTCAACGATGCCTTCTTTGTTTATAACATCTTTTATGGATTTAATTCCTTCCATAAAGGTTTCAACAGATTCTGCTTTAGCCACTTCAGCCAGACGTAATTTTTCTGCTGCAGTAATCTCTTCAGAGAAGCTGACTCTAGCTTGAGCAACTAAATTCTCTAAAACCTCTATTTTAGCTAATTTTTCAACATCATTACCAGCTTCTAGTGTCCTAGCTCGTAGTACACTTTCTGCTGTTTTGACACCATTCAGGTCTGTTATGTTAGCCATAAATGCTTCGTTGCTGTTCTCGAAGGCTGCTTGAGCCAGTTTTTCAGCTTCAGTTTTATCTTCTCTATCAACAATAGGTGATTGTGCATCTTGAAGCCTTTGAAATGCCTCAAGTTGTGTTGGATTAAGTATTTCATTCCTTGATTGCATACCTTTGTAGATAGCTATCTGAGCTTCCCGTGATTCTGGTGACATTTCACCAATAGCAAAGTTGCCAGTTAAAGTAGCTATACGAGCGGTTACCCTTGCTTGGAACTCTACATCGTCTTTATACTTAGGATCGGTTTGAAACGATAATACTTCTAGAAGAGATACATTACCTGAAAGAGGATCACTTTCTCCTGCACCTGTTGTTTCTTCTAAAGCAGCCATTTTTTTAAGTTGTTCAGACGCTCTTTCTCTAAGTGCAGGTTCTGTTAGAGAGTTAGTAGCAATAGATGTTAATTCATCTTTATTAAGACCCTTTAAGGGGTCTGGAACTATCTTAGCATATGTTGGGTTATTTATAGCTTCTTCTACATTTAAAGTGATAGGTTTTTCTAAAGCCGCATCAGTTTGTTCTGCAACTTCGCTGTCTGCAGCCACGGCCTCAACAGCAGCATCCATGCTAAGAATTGTACCATCTTGTACCTTAGAAATAATTTCATCTAGCTCTGCGTCTGATATTTTAGGCTGGTTGTTTGCATCTTTTTGACCTATTGCCTGCCATCTTTTTGCAAATGCTGCCCGTAGTTCTTCTGGGGTAGCATTACCATCGCCGCTTGCTGCATTATTATTAGCTGTTGTGATAGTATCTTTAGCGTACCATTCAAATAATTTATCCTGAACCTCTTCATTAAAGACAGTATTACTATCAATACCCATCTTTTCAAGATCGCCGTTTCTCCCTGCACGGTCCATAATGTCTCTTAAGGTTCGACCTACAAACTGGTGCTTACCTACCGGAGTATGAATCTCGTTAGTGTTAGATTTTGTTTTAGACCATTCAGCATACTCTCCATCTTTTTTTACAAAGTCCAGTACTTCAGCCATAGTACTTGTAGAGGCATTGAAATTAGAAAACTTATTATTCTGTACACCCGTCCATAAGGCATTAATGTTATCACTGGATTCAGCAAAGGTTAGGGCGTTTTTAATAGGCTTGTATGCCCCAGTAGTAACTGCAGCATCTACGGTCTTTTCAGCCGTAACTGCAGGCGCAACATTTACTATAGGTATTGCGGCTTCCGTTTGATCGGTTACACTACCTGCTGATGGAGCAGAAGTAACTTTAGGGAAATCATTTTCTCCAACCCACTTATTAATGTCATCTTGGTCAGGGTTTAAAAGTGCATATTCAAGTGCGCGACTGTATGATGTTGGATCAGATGTATCAAAACTATGAAATCTCATAGCAACCTTAGCCATCTTTGCAGCCTTAGCGTTTGCAGCTTCTTCTAATTTATCAGCCGCTGCTTTATCGGATTTAGTTTTAGCCTTGGCTGCAATTGCATCCTTGTTCATCTCTAGGTAGTTACCTGCAGCACGACCTATGCCTTGGATAAGACTTTCCTGTTCAGGAGCCTGAGCAAAACTAATGGACCCCTCGTTTACGCCTGCTTCAATTTCACGCCAACCCATCAACAGGCTCCCTACAATAATTAACCAAACAAAATTTCGGACTTGCCGAATAGCCTGCTTCAATTTTACACCGCTCCATCAACAAGCTCCTCTTCAACCAGTACTTCTTCGTCAGGTTCTAGTTCTTCGTCACCTAACATGGAGGACTGTTCTTCAGGAGAGGCTTCTGTAGTATCAACCTCAGGAGGAGACATGAGGCCTCCAGACATACCTTCATCTGCAATAGTATCAGAAATATCTATCTGTGCAACCTCTTCATCATCATCTTCTAGAAGCCCCAGAGAGGCTCGTAGCAGAGTAGGAGTTATTTTCATACGGTTTTTGTCATCAGTACCCATCTCATACTTAATACCTGTACCCTTAGCTACAATCTCTATGTATCGTGCTAGTGGGCCTGCTATTAGGATGGCTAGGTCAATAGGTATCTTTCCCTTAGAGATGCCCTGCATAAGAAGACCTGCTACTATAGTAGTAATATGTATATCAATCTGTAGCATAGAAGAGATCATCTCAGTTTCTGTCTCTTCATCCATCTTCTTGATGTAGTAGTCTACAGCCGCATCATAGTCTGTAATATCTGGTGGACGATGCCATGCATAATTACGAGTATCAGAAGTAAAGTTAGCACCGGGAATTGGACCTTTAAACTGCATCTTCATCGTCCTTCTTTTTGGACTTAGACTTACTCTTCTTAGAGCCTTTAGTCTTTTCATCAGCCTCTAAGAATTTCTCTTCAAACTCATCAAAGAATGCAGGGGTGTAGTAGAGACCACCTTCTCTAGCCTCAGATACTTTATCTGAAGTATTCCCTTTAAGGAAATCTTTGATTGATTTTTTTATAGCGTCCTCAAACTTCATTGGAGATCATCCCATAGTTCACCATTAGGTAGCCATCTATACCTGCGACAACTGCCTCTGGATGTGTTTTCTGTACTTCTTGTGCAATCACTCCAAAGGTAGGATACTGGTCTGCGCCAACCCGTAGGCCTTCCTCGTTCCAATCCCACTGATAGAAGTTAATTCCCTTAAGCGTGTCTATCTTTCGTATATTAGTCTTAAGGCGTTTATCAGAAAGGGCTTTAACCACACCGATAATTTTTGATATGGTGTCTAGTGCATCGCCTGCTTTATTAGACTTAGCTGGCTGTGTCTGATTAAACTGTCCGGTTATAGTAGCCTTAAGTATTTCCATATCACGGTCTGACTCACTCTCAAACGCTTTAAAGATGTAGTCTAGAAAACTGTCTGCTGTGTCCCATAGCCTATTCTGTGCCTCTATACTTATGTCTAATTTAGCTCGTACATCAGATGATGCTGCTTCAAATTCCATCTTAGTATTTGTGGTAAGAACTGACTGACGCCATTTAGCATTACTAACATCAATATTGTACTGCATTTCTGCATAGAACTTGTCTCTGCTGTCATCCATGTCTGCATTAAATTCTGCAGTATCGTTTATCTCTCCAGCATTAAACCTTGCCATAGCGTTAAATTCTTTAGCGTTCTGCATCTGTATCTGGGCATTAAGATTGTCGTAATACTTGTTCATCTCGTTTTGAGTTTCGGCTGTGAACAGACGTTGAGCGTTAATAATCTTGCTGTCCTCAAAGAGAGCCTGTACCATTGCTTCTTTGTTAATGACTTCTGCCTGCTGTTCGTTGGTTAGGTTCTTCAAGTCCATCTCTAGGAAGGCCTTGGCATTCTGAACCGCCGCTGCTTGTCTAGCATCTAAGTTACCAAGCTCAAACTGGGCTAGTATCTTAGCTTTGTTTATGATACCTTCCTGTCTATTGTCAAGATTTTTAACTGTAATAGACTGAAAGAATGCAGCTTCTTTATCTGCAATGCCTAG